CATTAGTTATTTCCGAAAAAATGTTGCTGGCGCTCATCCCAAGGTATTCCGCAGCGCTGTCCATGCTCAAGAGCTTGTAGGCTGTGAGCAGCCGCTCTCTGACTGACATCCGGAAAGGCCATGCCACCCCGTAAATAACCTTGACCTCCGGAAGAGTAGCGAGTTCTGCCTTCCAGCTTTTGACGGGTAGGGTTGTCCATATCCTTATCGCCTCATCGTTTGCGTTCAAGGCGGGCGCATTCGTCAAAGTGTGCCCGCATATGACCCGCCCATGTCTTAACCGTCTGCTGATTCGGATGCTCAACCAGGTATTTAGCGCGGCTCATGGCCCTATCAAGGTGGACGGTGTAGACGGTTGGCTTGTGGTTATGGCGATTCATCCTGGAAACCCTCCTTTCGTGACCTTCTTGGCTTCGGCTTTCTTGCCGTCAAGGTAGAATTGATACGAATCCATATCAGGCAGCCGGAACCGACAATGCCCGAAGTCTACCAGCAATGGATCAATACCACGCTCTCCCGCTCTGATCTTGTCAAAGATGAGCTCGGCATACTGGCCTGTTGTCCCGTCTTGGTTGTCCTCACGGTGAATCAGGGCGACTATATCCGCGTCCTGCTCGATAGCTCCTGAGTCTCTCAAGTCTGAAGCCCTTGGCCTTGTGTTTGGTGAGTTGGTCGGGCCACGGTTCAACTGTGCCAAACAGAGTACAGGGACATTGAAGTCCTTGGCCAGAATCTTAAGGTCACGGCTAATGTTGGTCACTTGCTCATATCGGCTAGAGCCCTTGGCCTGGATCAACTGAAGGTAATCCACCACAATTAGCTTTAGCCCGCCCATCATGCGCTTGGCCTTCTTGCATCCGACTCGAATACGGTCAACAGTCTGGCTGGCTCTGTCGTCAATCAGCATGGTGTAGTCGCTGGATTCCCCAACAAAGTGCCCAAGCGGGCCGGTGAACTTCTCCCAATTCAGGCCATTCATTGCGCCATAGTCCATCCCTGCCATACAAGCTGCCATACGACCGGAGAGCTCCATACGGCTCATTTCCATGCTAAAAAATGCCACCTGATGCCCACCCTTGGCACAATGTCCGGCGATGTTGAGAGCCAGGTTAGTTTTCCCGAGTCCGGGCCTTGCCGCCACGATGATGAGCTCACCACACTTAAGTCCGGACGTTCGCCTGTCGATATGCTCAAACCCGGTAGACAGGCCAGCCAGTCCGCCACCCCTTGCGTGATCCGCCTCTAGCTTGGCGTACAGTTGAGCCAATCCATCCTTGACGGTGAACAGGTCTACATCTTCAGCCGACTCCATCGCCGCATCCAGGATTGTGCTTGCAGCCCGTTCAGCCCGTTCAGCCAGCGAGAGATCCTGATCTCCCATAATGCCCTGACATTCATTGACGGCCTTGGCTACCCTGCGAAGGCTGGCGCGGTCACGGATGACGCCTGCGTATGAGGCGATGTTGGCCACCCCCGGGCATGACTTCAGTAGGTCGCCAATGTACTGCTCGCCACCGGCTTGCATCAGAGCTCCAACCCTTTCGAGCTCCGACTTGATAACCAGCCCGTCGAATGGTTTGCCAGTGTCGGCCAGCTTCTTCATTACCCCGAACATCAGAGCGTGACGATGGTCAACAAAGTGCGAGCCGTTCACCATGCCCGATATGGTATCCCAAGCCCTATGGTCGAACAGAAGGCCACCAATGACGGCTTGTTCTGCTTCAATGCTAAACATTGAGAGCTCATTCATGGTACTTGCCTTCCATGATCTTGATGAAGTTTGCTTTCTTGAACAGCCATTCTGCATCAATCTTGAATGGCTTATCAGTACGGCCCATCAGGAAGTCAGACTTTTGCACATACAGGAAGAACCGTTGCCACCAGTCAACAGTCTGTCGATCTGGACTTTCCTTCCATCTAGCTAACAGGCTGGCCTGCCTTGGTGTTCCTTCCCACAATGACGGGGTAATTGCTACAGGTAGCCCATTGTTGGCCAAGGTGTTGTTGTAGAGCTCAACGATTTTCATGTGCGGACAGTTGGGAATCCTTATTCCCGACAAAGAAGAACCATCCTCTCCCTTCTCATCCTCTCCCTTCCTCTCCTCTCCGGGGGTGAACACTTGCTGAACGCTCGGCGATTGTTCGGCGAACACTCTTCGCTTAGGCGGAGAATTTGGCACATTGCCAGACTCATCAGGGTACTTGTACGTTGGCTGGTCAATCTTTTGATGATGCCAGCCAGTCACGCGCCAGTAGATAATCCCATTAGCTGTATACTTGGTCAGCAGCCCGCCATTGATGAGCTCATCAACAAGAGCTCCAATCTCAAAAGCAGATATTTCATCCCCTGGGAATACCTCCATTTTCAGCCGCTTCACATTGGCCGGGTGTACCCCTTGGTCATCACTGAACGACCAGATACCTATGAACAGCAGGCGTGCAATCGGCGAACAATCGGCGATCTGCTCTGATGTCCAAAATTCAGGCTTGATACTGCGTATCCTTGCCACTTTCCACCTCAGTTTATGGGCGAAAAAAAGCCGATTTAATCGACTGTCTGGTGGAACCTCCTTTGGCCCAACCCGCGAAGATTGGAGGAGCAGACAGCCTGTTAAATCGGCCTCATTTCGCGGTTAATCCGGTTCCACCCGGACGGCTCTCGCCTCGCTGTATTACCCGTCCATCATACCAGCCAGCCAGCCGAAAGCAACAATGGGAATCCGACAGACGGCGAGAAATAGGCGGAAAGGCATGGCATAATGGGCGACCATTAACGGAGAACCACCATGTCAGAGAAGAACATTTTTCAGCGGATCAACGCTGTCATGCAGGAAGTCGCATACGTCCAGAAGGACAAAGCGGTAACCGGAATGGGCGCAGGCTATAAAGCCGTAACCCATGACAACCTGGTATCAGTCGCCCGCGCCTCATTCGTCAAACATGGCATTGTCATGTACCCGGAGCAGGTAGGAGGCGCCCTCAATCCTCCAATGCCAAAGGCTGACGGCACACTCAGCAACATGCGCCTTTACGAAGGCTCGTACATCTTCCACTTCGTCAACATCGACAAGCCAGATGACAAGGTGTCTGTGCCGGTTGTTGCTCATGCCATGGATAATGGCGACAAGGCACCAGGAAAGGCCATGACCTATGGCGCAAAGACTGCCGTCCTGAAGCTGTTGTGGCTTGAGACTGGCGAGAATGAAGAGAGCCGGGAAGAGGTGCGCGAAAAGAGCAAGCCAAAGCTGCCAGCCATCAATAACAAGCGGTTTGGCGATGGCCTTGCAAAGATCAGGACTGGCGACTACACGGCAGAACTGATGCGGTCAACCTTCGCCCTTGATGATGAGCAGGAAAAGCTGCTTTTTGCTCTTGAGGCTGAGTTGTTGACGGGAGCGCAGTGATGCTGATCCGCTGCTCATCACTCGCCAAGATCATGACGGAGCCAAAGACGAAGGCCGAAGGGCTTTTGTCTAAAGGCGCAAAGACGTACCTCACCGGACTGGCCAAGGAAGTCGTGTACGGATACCGGGAAGAGATCAGCAGCAAGCCCATGGAGAAGGGCGTGCGTTGCGAACAGGACAGCATTGACCTGTACAACAGCGTGCTTTTTGAAAGCCTGACCAAGAACACGGAGCGCCGGAGCAATGACTGTATCACCGGAGAGCCTGACTTGATTAAGGCTGGGCTGTACGGTGTTGATATCAAAACATCGTGGAGCCTGCCCACCTTCCCGGCGTTGCCAGAGGACGTGTCTGACTATGAATGGCAGGCCAGAGGTTATATGTGCTTGTTTGACCTGCCCCGGTGGGACATTGCCTTTTGCATGGTAGACACGCCTGATGACCTTATCGGGTACGAATCGCACGTTATCCACAAGGTTAGCGAGATTGATCCACAATTGCGCGTGACTGCCGTGTCCTACCTTCGCGACCCTGAAAAGGAATCAAGGATGCTGGATAAGGCTCGTGCCGCCCAACTGTACATCGCTGAAACAATCGAACGAATCAAGACAATTCACGGAGCATAACCATGGCATCAGTCAACCGCGTAACCATTCTGGGGAACCTCACCCGAGATCCGGAAGTCTCTTATCTGGCCAGCGGCAAGGCCGTCTGCAATATCAGCATTGCAACGTCCGAAAGCTGGAGAGACAAGACAACTGGCGAGAAGAAGGAGCAGGCAGAGTTTCACCGGGTAGTGTTTTACGACAAGCTGGCCGAGATTGTCGGTGAGTACGGCAAGAAAGGCGCGCCGCTGTACGTTGAAGGCTCTCTGCACTATCGCAAGTTTCAGGACAAGGCGACGGGCGCTGATAAGTACATCACGGAGATCAAGGGGCAGACAATGCAGCTTCTTGGCGGTCGGCCTTCTGGCGAATCTGCACAAGCGCGACAGGCAGCACCAGCGCCTGCTGATGACTTCCAAGACTCCGACTTGCCTTTCTGATGAAACTCTACATCCGCACCCTGTCAGACATAGCACCTCGTCTGGCATACGCCGCACAGGTCGCCGGACAACTTTTGTCCGGTGGCTCTGTCGTGGTCAGTATCGGCAACGAATCCAGAGGCGAGCAGCAGAGCCGAAAGTTTCACGCCATGTGCGGAGATGTGGCTAGGCAGTGCCAGTGGGCAGGGAAGAAGCGGACAGCAGAGCAATGGAAGCTGCTGTTCGTCTCTGCCCACGCTGTCGCCACGCGAGAGGGTAGCGAGATCGTACCAGGTATCGAAGGCGAGTTTTTGAACATCCGCGAATCGACAGCCAGAATGGGCGTTAAGCGAATGGCAAGTCTTATCGAGTATGTTAGCGCATGGGGCGCGGAGAATGACATTAAGTGGAGTGCTAGCGATGACTAAGCCTCCGCGTAAAAAGAAGTGCAAGTCGTGCGGTGAGGAGTTTGCAGCAATTCGCCCTTTGCAGAGCGTCTGCGGGCCATCATGCGCGTTTAATTTAGTCGTGGAAAAGCGGATGGCCGATGCTGAAAAGTCGAGGCGAGCGGTCAAGAAGTCCGCACTAGAAAAAATAAAGACGCGAGGCGACTACCTGAAGGAATGCCAGCAAGCCTTTAACGCATGGATACGCGAGCGGGATTATGCGGAGCCTTGCATATCTTGCGGACGGCATCATACGGGCCAGTACCACGCTGGCCACTACCTGACAGTTGGGGCGCATCCTGAATTGCGGTTCCACCCTGAAAACTGTCACAAGCAATGCGCGCCTTGCAACAACCATCTATCAGGCAACATAGTCGAATACCGTAAAGGATTGCTGGCCAAGATAGGGATGGAGCGCCTTGAGTGGCTGGAAGGCAAGCACGAGCCGGTCAAGTACACGATTGACGAAATCAAAGAGATGACCAAGCATTTCAGGGCAGAGGCCAAGCGGCTGAAACTTTGCAACCAGGGGCAGACATGAAAACCATTACATTCAAGATGACATTCCACTCCATCGCAGACCGTGACGAGTGGATGCGGTCGGAAGGCATCAATCCGGTAGCCTTTGCCGCATGTGGTGCTCCGATACGCTTTGTGGGCGAGCGGTATACGTTACAGGCTCCGATCAATAAGCTGTGCCTGGTGCA